TACGCTGCCAAGGGTAAGAAGATTAGTACACTAGAAGCATATGGTCTATGGTCCAATCTAGTAACAACTGCAGCTACTATCTATCAAGGTGGGCGTGGACCTAAGATTACACCTTTGCAATTACTGACTGATTCATTAAAGTCAGTAGCTGGTGATGAGCCTACATTGCCAACCCGTTCTGTATCTAAGCTGGATAAGGCCAAGACATTCGATGCAATTGAGCAATGGGGACTTGGTAAGGTTGGTGAGAAATTAGATGATGCTACTAAGCAGGAACTATTTGACCTACTCAACAAGGCTAACACTGGTACTCTTACTGAATATAAGAAGGTTAAGAACAAGAAGACAGGCAAACTAGAGAATGTACAGATTACTTCTCCTGGTTTAACTGCTGAAGCATCAGAGGATATTGTCGAAAACAAACTTAAAGAACTAAAGCCAGAAGAATACGAACGTCGCAAGGCATTTGAGTTCAACAATGACCTTTATAAAATCTTATCTGGAGGTCTATAATGGCGCTTAATGCAGCTGATGCATCTGTAGCAGAACAGATTCAAATGATTCTTGCACTCAAGGCTACTGACCCAACCCTTGAGAAGGCATGGCAGGCATATCTTGCTGGCAAAATGGATGAGTTTCAAACACTTGTTCTTGCTAGCGACTTCTATCGCAACAATAATGCTACTGCTCGTACACGTAAAACTGCACAGACCAGTCAACCTGGCGTATATGCTAAAGATTTAGATGCATACAAGATAGCAACAAAGAAACGTCTCATTCAGAATGGTGTTCAATGGACACCTGGAGTTGAGAAGCAAGTAGAACTTGGCTACCAGAATGGTATGACTGAGGACCAGGTAGACCAGTTAATCGTAAAGTCTGGCGCTATGGGCAAACTCGGTGGCAATACAATGAGCACCGTGTCTTCTTTGCAGAGTTATGCTAATGCATATGGAGTAGGTAATCTACTTAACTCAGCTTACTGGGATACAAAGTCAACAGCACTATTTGCTGGTGAGACTACAACAGATGATATAATGAATGATATTAAGAATCTTTCAGCTAGTGCATACCCTGCTTATGCTGAGGGAATCAAGAATAATGTATCTTTATCGGCTCTTGCATCCAACGTTACATCTACTGTTGCTAACCTATTAGAGTTAGACCCAGACACTGTAGACTTTAACAATCCTTTAGTTAAAAGAATCATGGGTTATATTAATCCTGCCACTGGCAAGCAAGAGGTAATGCCACAGTGGATGGTTGATAAGACAGTCAAGAGTACAGATGATTGGCTATATACAAACAATGCACGCAACACTATTGACTCACTCACTACTAAAGTATTCAGCGATTGGGGATTAATGTAATGAGATACAATCCAAATTTAATGACAGTTGATGGTGGCGGTATGCCAAATAACCCAACACTAACTCCAGCGCAAATGCAGGCAGCAACTAGAAAACTAGGAGCAGGTCAGCCGTTAACTGACGCAGAAAAGATTGCATTAGGCGTGCCAGTAAGTGTATCAGCAACTGTAAGTGAAGTACTTAGTGGACCAGTAGGGGAAGATGACCCACGTTACTATACAGTAAAGGTTGGTTCAACTGGTAAGACATCTGCACAGTTGGCAGCATTTGAGAATGCTACTAATACTGCAAAGGTAATTAATGAAAATGCTACTGGAGTCACATCTACAGTTGACCCAATAACTGGCAAGATTACAACAGTAAAGAAGGCAGAACCAACGCCCACCCCAGTGGTCACATCAACATATGTGCCACCACAAAATGTTGTTAATAATGTAACTGACCCAGCAGTACTTGCTTTAATTCAATCACTACAGTCTCAAATTGCTAACTTGACATCAGCCAATAATAGTGCAGCAGCACTGGCAGCCGCAGAGAAGAAAGCAGCAGCAGAGACTACACGCAGAAATGCTATTGAAGTTCTCACTGAGCGCTTCCAGCGCTATGGTTTAGGAAGTCTTGTCAATAAGATTAAAGAATTAGCAATTGATGGTGCAACTGAAGCTACAATTACGCTAGGACTACAGGAGACTGAAGAGTATAAGACTCGCTTCAAGGCTAACCAGGCACGTATTGCTAAGGGCTTAGCAGTCCTTAATCCTGGTGAGTATCTCAATGTAGAAGATGGATACCGTCAGGTACTTCGTGCGTATGGACTTAAGCAGTTTGATACTGATGACTATGTATCTCAGTTTATTGCTAACGATGTCTCTGCAGCAGAACTTTCTAACCGCGTAGTTACAGCAGTGCAACGTGTACAGAATGCTGACCCTGCTATTCAGAATCAACTGCGTGATTACTATGGTATCGGCCAAGCAGACCTAGTTGCTTATGTATTAGACCCTAACCAACAGTTCCAGAAAATTGAACGTCAGGTTGCAGCATCTGAAATTGGTGTGGCAGCAGCACGTCAAGGACTACAAGCTGGTGTATCTGTTGCTGAGCAACTTGCAGCACAGGGTGTTACACAAGCAGAAGCGCAGAAGGGTTATGCGACTATCGCAGATATCCTTCCTACTGCTGAGAAACTATCTGATATTTATGGTAAAACATTGGATACATATGGTCAAGGTGAAGCTGAACAAGAAGTATTTAATAGCCTAGCATCAGCACAGCGTAAGCGCCAAAAACTCACACAACGTGAGATTGCAGCTTTTAGTGGTGCAGCAGGCACAAACAAAACAAGTCTTACGACATCAAGCGTAGGGCAATTCTAGAATCCTGAACGGACCTATCGGCCCCGTCAGCGTAATAGACCGATAGTAGGAGCCAGCCAGTTTCCCCGAACTGAACTGTGGCCTGCGAACTAACAACGAATAGAAGGGTGGGTTGCTATGAGCAACAACTACTGGGACGACGAAGACGATGACCAAGATACCGACACAGACACACAAATGGACGGCAGTGACTTACTTAAAAAGTTACGTAAAGCCAAGCGTGCAGATGAAAAGCGTATTAAGGAACTTACTGAGCAACTTGAGGGATTTACCAAGTCGCAGCGTGAGTCAACCGTTAAGTCAGTACTAGAAAAGAAGGGTGTAAACCAGAAGGCAGCACGTCTAGTCCTCAAAGATTTAGATGGTGATTTTTCAGAAGAGGCAGTATCGAACTGGCTAGACGAAAACGCTGACCTATTTGGTATAGAGGTATCACAAAAGCGTGATGAACAAAACCTTGCGACATTACGTCAGCAAGACATCATGACACAAGGTGCCGTTACACCAGACCGAGCACAGGACCTAGAACAGCGCATGGACAATGCAGGTTCTATGGAAGAGTTAATCGCCCTGATGCAAGGACAACAATAATCAATCGTTCATAGTCAAGGAGACTAATACAAATGGCAAACGCATATACAGATACCTCGAGCACCTCGCTCGGTGGTTCAGTTGGCGGTGCTGGTCTCGTACAGAAGGCGTATGACCGCCTTCTCGAGTTCGCTCTCCGTTCAGAACCCCTAATTCGTTCTGTCGCAGATAAGCGCCCAGCAAAGCAAGCAATCCCAGGTTCAACTGTAGTTCTACAGAAGTACGTTGACCTAGACACAAAGACATCAACACTAACAGAGACAGTTGACCCAGATGCAGTAGCATTGTCAACACCAACATCTGTTACAGTGACACTTAACGAGTACGGTAACGCTGTACTTGTAACACGTGCGTTGGAACTATTCTCTCTAGCAGATGTAGACCCAGCAATCGCAAACATCATTGCATACAACCTAGCCGATTCTATCGACGTAGTTGCAATGAACACACTACGCTCAGGTTCAAACAACATCTACGCAGGTAACGCAACAGCAGTTGCTAACGTAGATGCAGCTGACACACTAGACTCAGCAGACATCCGCAAGGCTGTTGCTAAGCTACGTTCTAACAAGGCTAAGGGCCGTCGCGGAAACTCATACTGGGTTGGTATCCACCCACAGGTTTCACATGACCTTCGTGCAGAGACAGGCGACCTAGGATGGCGCTACCCACAGTCACAGTCTGCTTCAGAAGCAAGCAAGATTTGGGCTGGAGAAATCGGTGAGTACGAAGGCGCATTCTTCGTAGAGTCACCACGTCTATACAACGCTAAGACTGGTGCAGACCAGACAGCACTAACAACAACAGCAGTAACAGTAGCAGGAACATCAGCAGGATTCACATTCGGCGTTGCTTCATCATCTGTTATCGCATCTCGTGCAGAAGTTGGCGACAAGATTGCAGGAACAGGTATCGCTTCAGGCGCACTAATCACTGCTATCTCAACATCAGGTTCAACAACAACTATTACAGTTGACACAGCAAACACAGCAGCAGTAACAGTTTCAACAACTGTAACTGTAACTCCAGTAACACGTGTATTCAACACAATCGTTGCAGGTTCACAGGCAATGGCAGAAGCCGTAGCTGAAGAACCACACGTAGTTATCGGTAACGTAACTGATAAGTTGATGCGCTTCCGCCCAATGGGTTGGTACGGCGTACTTGGCTTCGCAGTATACCGTGATGAGGCTCTATACCGAATCACATCAGGTTCATCAATCGCTGCTAACTAGTAGTTAATTGACTGCTGGGCAGGGGAAACCCTGCCTGGTGGTGAATCCACTAAAGGAGGAGTCATGACAGATTACATCTTTGAGACACCAACAGTCGATGAAGGTTTTGAAGGAGTTCAACGACTCTTTACATTTTACAAGTTAACAAAAGGAATCAGTATCATCAGAGTTGATGGAACTTACCGTCAGGTTCGTTACCCATACGATGGTGACCTTGACACTTACCAAGAAGTATATCTTGGTGGTAGCAAGTATACTGTAAACGAGGCAACTCGTGAGGCACTAATCAACGGAAACGTTGGAGTAACCACAGCAAACTTCACAGCAATATAAGGGACATATGGGACACGAACACGCAAGCAAGGTTCTTGAGTGGGGATATAAGTTAGTAGATGGAGACATGATTCCATACTCAGCATTATATGGGTGTGTGTATTGTGATGCTACATCAACTGAACCGTTCCCTGATGAGAACAATATCTTTATAGACCACACCAAGTGTGGACCTGATTGCTTTGGCTGCAAAGCCAGAGGACTTCAGATGAATACTGGCGATGCTAATAGTCAGCGAAATGCTCCACGTAAGCATTTCGAAAGTGAACTATCTGCTTACGCAAATGCAAAGGCCCAAGGTATACAACCTGGTGGTACAACAATGGAAAAGATTCGTGAGGCAGAACGTGCCTCCGAAGTATTGAATAAGCCGTATAACGCTGAATCAATGCCAGATGCAAAACACGTAAACAAATCAACCGCAGCGGTAATGAAAGAGATAGGACAAGCATGATGATGAAGAACAAGGCTTACAAGATGGGCGAAAAGATGGAGTCCAAGGCTGAGAAGATGATGGAAATGAAGATGGGCAAGAAGTAGATGGCTAAGAAGACAGCTAAGAAGGTTGCCATGAAGAAGATGGGCAAGAAGAAGTAATGCCAAAAGTCGGAATGAAAGAATTCCCATACACAGCAAAAGGTATGGCAATGGCAAAGGCTGAAGCCAAGAAGACTGGTAAGCCAATGAAGAAGGCTGTCAAGAAGAAGGCGAAGAAGAAGTAATGGCAAAGACACGCACAACAGCAGGAGACCATTCAAACATGACATCTGTCTTTAAGCCAGTTGTTAGTTACGCTAAGACTGTTGGTTCAGCAGCTGTAGATTTTGGTAGAGCTTGGAAGAAAGCAAACAATGCATCTGCAGATATTCGACCAGGAGCAAATGCCCGTGCTCGTGCAGCAAACAAGAACTATGACGCTGAAAAAGGTCAACTCATAGGTGCGATTCTACAAGGACGCAAGTATGATAACAAGACTGGAAAGCAAATCAAGAAATGAAAAATAAAGTAGAAAAAGTAATGGGCGAGTTTAAGCGGGGAACACTTCACTCTGGAAAGAGCAAGAAAGTTGTTAAGAACCCTAAGCAAGCTATTGCAATTGCACTATCTGAGGCAGGCAAGTCAAAGCCAAAAAAGACTGTTAAGAAGGCGAAGAAAAAATAATGGACCCAAGACTAAAGCGAGCAGGAGTATCGGGCTTTAACAAGCCTAAGCGTACACCAAATCA